GGATTACCTGTTACGGGTAATGTTTGATTTTCGGCATCAGCTACAATAGTTCTTTGTAAAAAGTAAATAGGACTAGGGTCTACAGGAGTAGGATCAGCAGTATTTACTACCTTGGGAAGATACAAATTCATATTTAAAGGGGCACAATAAACATCAATAGGGAGGGGTTCAGGTAAACCTTCTTCAGTAACTAATTCAGTTCTAGATGTTATTATTAGTTGACCTAGGGAAGCTGTTTCAATAGGATCCATATAGTTTATCGAGGACCATGGGGTAACTACATAGATTTCATTATTCTCAGAAGGATTCCATTCAAAACCTGCTAAATCGTTGTCAGAAACAACGGATAGAGGTGTTCCGTTAATCGTAGGATTAAATGAAACCCAAAATCTTTGGGATTGAAATAAGGGGGGTTTTGAAACAATTTTCCACACAACATTAGAATGAAAATAAGTAAAAAGTTCAGAAAAATAAGCCACTCTTTCACTAAAAGTAGGAGTATAAATAATGCCATTGGTTATAGATTCAATAGAGGCAGGCAACCATCTATTAATATAATCAGGAAGAGATATACCAGGAAGATAATCAGGTTTTATGGTTATAGTACCATTAACAACAGACAAATCAATTGCCTCTACTTCACCAGATGGTGAAGGTACAGAAGATACAGTATGGGAAGAATTTATTCCGACAATTTCTCGGGTTGAATCAATAGCTTGATCATGTTGTTCTGTTTGTATTCCATCTATAATTTCTTCTGAAGCTACAGGAATAACAGGGGTAGGAGCTGAAATATTATCAGGGAGGGAAGTTTCTTGAGCAGAAGGACCAGCACCAGCTGATTCGTCCATCTGCTGAACTGCAAAGGGATCAAAATTTTTATCTTTCCAAATTACAAAGCCAGAATCACCTGAAGTAAACTCGTCAACAAAACGAGATTCAGAATCAATAATCACCAATTTGAAAAGAAGAGTTTCATTAGAACTTACATCATATATGGTACGACGTGCACCATCACAACATCCACATGGATAGCCATCTACCCATTCATCTGAAATTTTGAGGTTACAGAATACCTTATCTACAATCACTTTCTGATAAACAGCAGTTACTTGTTCAAGATATTTTTGCGAATCTTCAGCTATTCTTAATAAAACATCTTTCTTATCACTATAATGAATTACATTTTCTTCTAGAATTTTCATTAATCCTTCAAGATCATCTGTTAATCTACGCATAGCATAATCATGGATAGGATTTTCAATTTCTTGAGTAGAAGGAACAGAATTTTTAATAATTGATTTACTTGAAATTTTATTTTTAGAAGTTACACTAGTTTGTACACTATTATTAAAATCATAGAAAACAATGTGAATATAAGGGGAATAATTTAGAATAGTTAATTGACTATTATCCTCGAAAGGTTTTAAGTCAATTCCTTTAAATAAGTTCATAACTTTACTATATTCATGGGGAAGTACTTTATAATTACTACACAATTCAACACCATAATAAGGTTTTTCTTTAACTTCAACAGGAGTTTCAATACTAGTAATTGTACCAAAAGGAGAATCAAAACGAATTACATATTTTCCTTCGGATAAAACATATCTAGAAAATGAAGATCTATCCGTATAATGAATTTCAGCAGGGGTTATGATATAACAATCGCGGGTATAATACTCACCTTTAAGGTAAGCAACATAATATGGGGATTCATTTAATCTAACTAGAAATTTATCCAAAGAAGCTAAATTCATATCTTTACAAGTTGGCATTGGTTCAATTTCATAAGGAGGTAAAATTTCCTCTTCTAAAGGGCAGGGAGTATTGTCATAATGACGATATTTACATTCCTTATGGAAAGGAGGGAGAAATACGAGTTGTCCGAGTTCATTAGTCTTAAGAAGTTCCGAGTCAACAAACAGAGAATCTCCATCTGTATAGGTAGGGAAATTGAATTCCTTTTCGATTTCGCACAAAGTGCCTGAAGATATTTCTACGTAAGTACGAGACATATTTTATTTAATCACTAGTCAAAACAGGCTGTGATACCAGTCCGAGTCGCTTAAAAAGGCGTGCTCGATCTTCGTGGTAAAAGAAGAAAGGATTCTCCACATAATTGCGAAGGTATGGTGAGCGTTTTACTGCCTGTTTTATGGCCGAGGTGAAAGTTGTATAGTATTCACGATTGTGAGTAGCTGCTTCTAAAAGAGCTTCGTCTAATTGGACCATAATAGTAAGCTTATCATCAGACTGAATGTTGGTATAGTTAAACTGTTGTTCAATAGATTCAGTCTTCAATGGAGCAAGATACACGCCTCCGGTTAGTTTTACAAACGAACGCTGAAGAAATTTTATTTGATCTAGTGGTTTCATGTCGCTAGTAGTGCCATCTTTTTCTATATTAGTATATTCTTGGCCTAATTCATACATGATTGGAGCTACTGCATTGAAAGTAAATTTCGAAAGAGGAGATTTTGAAAAGATCACATCATCTCCAAACACAAATATGGAGACCTCATTTTGAAAAACTCTTAGGGAGGAGGTTTCTGTAATACGCATAAAACAAAACCAATGGTACATGAAGTTCACAAGACAGTTAATCACAGTTGTGTAAGGATTTCCAGAAGGATTTCCATGTCTAGTCAAATGGACCATATTGTACGTTAGATGGAATGTTTCCACCATTTCTTCCCAGAGAGTTTCAATAACTGCTCTTACTTCGTCATCTTCGGGGTCAATTACTCCTAGAACAACTTTTCCAGCGGCTCTCATGAAATCGGCACGTAGTCTGCCGTCAAACTGACCGAAATCAGCATCATTCATTTCTAGTCCACTAGCTTGTAAAGCGTAGACTAGTTGAGACCACTCAGCAGAGCAAGGATCAATACCTACTGCGTGAGGTAATTTAATCCTGCATTTTTGCCACTGATTTTTAAAAGGTTCTAGGTATTTTCTCATCAGGAAAACAGACTCAAAAGGAGCTGTTACGAATAATCTAGTCTTACCAATTGCTACTTTATCTCTATCTCTCGTTTCATCTTTGAGACAGTTTTTCCACAGCGAGAGTGTTCGTACTCTTTGTTTGGCAAGTTTCTCTTTTCGGTTTATAGCTTCCACTAGAACACGTCCGTGTTCTGTATCGAGATTAAAATTATATCTCTTTTGATCACATTCTCCACGTGTTATGGTGAGAAAAGCTCCTTTCTTCTTTCCGTCAGTTTTGCCAACTCTAGTCCAAGGTTCTCCAGAAGATGTTCTCATATCTAGAGATTTAGATTGAGGATCTAACATCAAACCGGAAAGAGCGTCTTCATCGGAAAGAGGAGTGTAATCACAATTACCCATAACATGTTTCATTTGATCAATCATTTGAGGAACCATAATGTCTAATTTTTCTTTTACATCATCCACAACTGTTGGGAAGTCTTCGTACTTCTTTAGTTGGGTAAGGATCATATCAGGATTACCGTTGGCATCTTTAGCCAATTTGGAAGGGTCAATAACCTGATCAATTGTCAAAGCAGAGGGAACTTTAGTTACAGGAAATGTTCCATAGAAAGGATGTTTTATAAGATTGGTATTCTTAGCAGGATATGCATTGTAGGAAGTCTGTCCTACATACTCAATTTCTTCAACAGATGGAATTCTAGGTTTTTCTAATTTCAAAGGACACAAGTTCATATCATCAATAACAGGGAAAGTTGTGTCTATTTGAAGCTCAGCGTCCCCATCGAAGTCGATTTTCATCTCTTCTTCTTCATCGGAACTTAGTTCTTCAACTGCGTCTTCGTACACAGTCTTTTCAGGAACATACCCAAGAGCAAGCAAACGTTCTGTAGTTACTAGGGTTGAGTACGCATTCCATTTAGAACCTAGAATATGGATACCAATCCATTTGTGTTTCAAAGTCGGGGAACATAAAATAGTTGGAGCACCGCAATCACCACTAACTGTGGGAATAGAAGAGGCAGTTACTCCATTTACAGCTAAAATTTCATCAAACTTACCTGCAGCAAATTCCTTATTATACTGCAATGCTACGTTTCCGACCCAACCATATTCATCGCTGGGCAGGAATGTCATACTTACACTATGACCACTTACATGTCTAATTAATTCTTCTCTATTAGGTACATACTTAAAAGGAGCTTGAGCATAACATAAACTAGGATTATTAAATCTCCATAAAGAAAGATCCCAATCAGGTCTAGAGTTAACTAATTCTAAATCTACCCACGTTGACTTATGTAATAAAGCTTTACAAGAAGGACCAATATGAGATGGGGTAAGAACCCATTGTCCATGAACTATACCATGGAGTTTTCCTTTGCTATTTCGTACAGGAACAATGTGGTTTACCATCTTCTTAACTATATCTTTAGCAGCACGATCAACGGACATTTGAGGACGAGGTTGCTGAGTAGCACGAATAAGACTAAATAAGAAACTTAAACTAAGAGGTTTATCTACACGTTTCATTACTATTGGACATTTTTCATTGAGCTGATCCCAATAGGCATATATACATAGGTTTTCATCAAGAAATTCATAATATACTAAAATAGGAACATCAAAATATCCAGCTGTTCTGGACAACAATTGACCTGTTGGAAGGGAGAAATTATCAAAAGCAACAATATGTTTAGGATTAATCAATTTTAAACATTCTAATTCACACTGAGTTTTAGTAATAGTTTTACTATTAGTTAACACAACCAATCCTTTACAATGGTCACTTTGAGTCTGCGGTTCAGGAGTATTTGAATAGATAGGTTTTTCAAATTGGTGTATTTGGGAAACAACTTCATCATCCAGAGTTTCAGTTAAAGGCATCAAGTGAGCTACAAGTTTTTGTATAGCTTTAGATCTAGGAGACACTTGATTCTTTTCACTAAGCGGCATTTCTGAGAAAGTTTTCTCATGATGTTTTGGGCGGAAAATGCAATCCCATCCAAAAGATCTGTCACCTCTAGGAGATTCAATATAACCTTTTGTTTCACCAGTAAACAAGTGAACTTTGTCATCTTCATTAGAGCAATAAGCATATATACAAGTAGCTGTCGCTCTGTTGTCTTTACCTTTCAAACTTTCATAAAGACCATCAACGCCTAAAGATCCCATAACTGATTTAATATAAGGACCAGGATAACACCTAGGTTCGTAAACTTTAAATGACAAACTCACATCTTCAATAATCACTGGACCATTCACTTGTCGAGCGGCCTCTTTGCACTTAGCTATACACACTTCTTCAGGAGATCCCTGAATTTCAGTCAGGTCTACATTGAAACGATGCACAGGAATAGGACAATTATATAAAGATATAAATTCTTCATATTTCTTTGAATTACCAGTTATTAAAGTAATTTCTTTTACACGGGCAATTCTGCCTTCTCTCACAACTTTTCTACGTCTGGTAGATGTTGAGGAATCACCTTCTCTAACTACGCGTTTTCTTCTTGTTGAAGTAGAAGAATCACCTTCAAAGCCAAAACTATCACGTTTCCATTCGTTATACTTAGTCTGGCAGGGTGTTAATTTAGGTCTTTCAGAACTAATCAAAAATTCCTTAGGCAATAAATGAGAACTTAATAGTCTAGTTTTCTCTAATCTATCTACATTGAATTCCATAACATAAGGATTATAATTATCTAAATTCCTAATAGCAAAAGTATCAAAATGTTCAATAATTGTTTTCTTAGATTTAGCACATGTAGGACAAATAACATCAAACGAACAACCACATGATTTAGATTCTTGAGAAGCTTGATAAATATCTAAATGTTCGTTAATAAGAAATTCTTCAAAGAATCCTCTATATCTTTCATCAAACTCAAGATCATAAACATGAACACATTTTTGACACTTGCCATAACAACTACAAATAGTTTTAAGATGAGCAGTGCATAGTTTTTCTAAATTTTGACACTCTATTGTATGAGTAGAATAAATATATCCTGCTTGACATTTGGTATTACAATAATGTTTCCGAGCTAAATCAAAAACATCTTCAATATAATGAGTAGAACATGATATACAAGCATGATTATATAATCTAACTTTAGTTACAATAAAAGACACTACAAATAAAATACAAAAAGCTATTACTTGAACAGAAAAGAAAGTAACAAGCATTTGTAAT